AGGCGCCTACCTCGCGCGCGCCAACCTCGAAGGCGCCAACCTCGAAGGCGCCTACCTCGAAGACGCCTACCTCGCGCGCGCCAACCTCGAAGGCGCCAACCTCGAAGACGCCAACCTCGAAGGCGCCAACCTCGTGCGCGCCAACCTCGAAGGCGCCTACCTCGCGCGCGCCAACATGCGGGAAGCCAACATGCGGGACGCCAACCTCGTGCGCGCCAACCTCGAAGGCGCCTACCTCGATAACACATTCGCTAATTTACAATGTCCCGAAGAGAGTAGCTTCATAGCATTTAAAAAAGCGGACGGATACGTAGTTAAATTAAACGTATTAGAAGATGCAAAAAGAAGCTCAGCAACAACGCGTAAGTGTCGCTGCAGCAAAGCCGAGGTGCTAGGTATTTACAAACTCGATGGGACACTTAGCGATAAAACAAAAGTACCAAGTAATTACGATAGTTCGTTTATTTACGAAGTAGGCAAGATCGTTGAAGTAACTAACTTTGACGAGGATCGGTGGAACGAATGTTCATCAGGTATTCATTTCTTCATCACCTTTGATGAAGCAAAACGATATTATTAAACAACAAAAAAGCAACGCCGAAACGTTGCTTTTTCTTATAACTATTATTATATAAAAGAGAAAAATTAAAAAACGCAATAAATGGTAGTAAGCCTTGCACTCATAATATGAGGTTATTCGTGCTATTTAATTATATCACGTAACGCGTTTATATTAAACGATAATGCCCCAAGGCGACCCGAACTTCCCGTTATCATAAACACGGATTGGGAAGAAGTTTCCACTCTCCTCCGAACGCACGACAACGTATCCTTTACCGCTCCCAGCTGCCTCAGTCACGTAATACACGTGATCATAGTCCGTATATTCATTCAACTCTAAGTCTGCTGCAACGTCAGCTCGTGTTGTGAGCTCGGGGTTTTTGTATGCAACAATTCCTTCTTTTACTTTACACGTAAAACGTCCGTCTTCGGCGTAGTCTTTTACCGCGTTATATTTCGGTTTATCGACTGGCTTAGGTTTCTCGGGTTGCGGTGTCGGTTTAACTATCCCTCCGCCCCACTTACCGCCACAAGCCTCAACGATCAAACGAGCGATGTTCTCAGCGAGCTTATCGCCATTTTTGAAATAGGTGTCAAAGTCGTCTCGATTTGTACCAAAAAACAACTCGACTAATATAGCTTTATTTGTTTTTGTTCTAATAAACGGAGCGAGGTAATAGTCCGTATAGTTCTTAACGCCTCGTGATGTCGTACCAAGCGCAGAGGTTGTTGCTTCGAGATAAAGCTGCGCGAAGTGTTTTGTTTCTTGATTATCTGTTAGAAAAAAAACTTCCGTACCATGCGCATCTTTGCTCGCTGCGTTTGTGTGGAAAAGTACCGCGAGCGCATCCTTGCGTAATCCTTTACGCACGTCGTCACTTTCGTGCACGCCTTTCGTATCGAGCCATTGCGCCCAGTCCAAGTCTTTATATTCGGGACGTCGCAAGACTTTCAATAATCGACCGCTAAAATCATTAAGTAAAGCAAGTTCAGTCCAGCCGCCAACGCCGACAGAACCACCACCATACTGCCCGTCGTGGCCGTTAAACAAATCTACTTTCATCTACTTCGCTCCTCTCTTTGGTTTTCTAATTTCGTGTAACGACACGGCAAAACCGCCCGAGATTGCCCCGGCGATAACACCCTCAACAATCGCTTGCGCGTTCGCTCCTGCTGCTACAACAAGCGCTGTATTTGCGATAATACCTACCGCAACAGCGAGTATCGGCAAGTATTGTTTTTTATCTTCGTTTGCGGCTGCTTTAACGGCTTCAATGATAAAAAACGTCCCGATCGCAACGAGTACGTTCACGTAAATTCCTAAGTCTGCGAGTAATTGTTCTATATTCATTTCCGTTTACTTCCTTTCATTATTCTTCCAAGCCAGGGGAAGAATGGATTTTTTGGGCGTCTAGCCCCACAACGTGTGCAGTAATTTCCACTAAATCGGTGCATACCGATAATACATTGCCAAGGTTTCATACTCTCATCTCCTCATTAGTGATTTATAATGTTTGTCCACAATGCGCTAAGATACAATCCTATCGCAGCAGTTGCAAAGATAAGTGCAACTTTAACGACACCGTTTACAACAGTTTCAAGCTTTGTAACTCTTGCGTTAACAGTTGCCTTTTCCTTTTCGTTTTCTTTCATTGTTTCGCTCAACGCCAGTTTAAACGCGAGCGTTATATTCTCGGGTAAATCAACGATTGCTTTTTCCAATAACGATACGCGCTTATCTAACGCATCAACTTTATTTCTGTAATGCTCTTCCATGGCACTACGTCCTCCTTATTTCCAACGTCCGCGCACGTACCACCAAACGATCGTTGTCGTTAAGTTTGAACGTGTAACGTATACCGTTATTCTATTTGTGGCGGTCGGAGCTGCACCGACGCCTAATACCGCCGTCCCCGGCACAGAAGTGTAGGGAGACACCTGTATTGTGTAATTCGTATCAATGTAGGGTTGCACTAAATTTACGACAACGTTCGACGGTGTGCCGGGGATAGCGATGGGGACTTGTACCGATCCCCATTGTTCCAATATGCCGTTATTGTAGCGCATATATTGATTTGTGCTCGCCGTGATGAAGTCAGATACGTTGCTGCCCGCGAGTGTTTGTGTTTGCGACGTAATACGACCGCTTACGATTAAATTTCCGAGAATATCCATGGCGTTTGTAAATATGTTTGCCCATCGCCAACTCGTGCTGCCAAGCGAGGACGTCGCCCCTGTGTTGTCGTATGGAAAGAGCCCCGGTTTTGGCGAGCGTAGTGTTTGATCGTCTGCTGCGTTTTCTGTTAATAATCCCGGATAACCGTTCGTGTCCTCATGTGTTGATACGACTGGCGTCCCGTTATTTTGGTACATCTGTCCAACGGCGTCAACCGTCCCGCGTTCGTATGGTTTACCCACACTTATTCCATCGTCTACCCATTGCATCGTAATTGAGCCGAGCGATAAGATACCAAGTGAAATCGACGTGTTAAATATATCAATCGCCGAAACTCTAAAATCAAACACTTGGTCGATAGGGTAGGTTGATAATATTTGCGATATTTGACCACTTAGCCCACCCACGTCAGTTTTATCAACTTTAACTTCCCATGTTGTCGAGTCGCGATCTTTCGACTCTATTTTGTAATACAGTTTGTTTTTTTCGCCACCAGTGTCAAGCGATGACGCACTTATGTCTAAATCAACGGCAGCACTCGTACCAATAGGGTTTTCTATTCCGCTCGCGTCAACGCGTTTAAATGTAGTCGAGTTGTTGAAATGCGGGAAGTCGTAAGGAATTACTTTTATTTGATTTTGTTGCGTTGCCTGTCGTCCGCGACTATCCGTTATCTTAGCGATGATGTTGAGCGTACCCGATGACTGTATTGTCCGCGTTGTGCCCGATTGCGCGTTCAGTACTTGATTATCGACGGTAATACGATACGTTCTAATTGTGGAAAACTTAGCACCTTGTGCACCGTTTATCGTTATCGTTAAACGTGAATTGTTTTGAACGTACGCACCGACTTTTGAGGATACGTCAGCGTTTGCCTCGATAACCGCAATATCAGAAAACGACGGTATGATGTCAGCACCGACAATTGCTCGAATATTGTAATCACGCCAACCAACCATAGTTGAACCGTTGTACGTAATGATACGTACTCCAAGTGGTAACTCTGTTAGGTTAGCGGCCCATTGATACATCTGATTTTCTGCGTTCACGCTTGTTGGTAGCGTTCCGCCAGTTGTTAGCCCTGCTGCTTGAATGATACGCGTGTCATCGCTCGGACGTCGTAAGTAAACGGTATGTGTGTACGTATTGACGGCGCGGTTTATCGTGAATGTGATATTTTGTCCTATTGTAAAATTAGCTGGTAAGTTGCTAAGAGTGCTGGCGCGGGGTATTGGTGTAAGTGTCATGTTGTTTGTTAGCCGTACCTCGTTCATATCGCGTGGATCGGTGTACGTTGATATAGTTAGTGTCTGTGTCCCGTCCGCGATATGTGGTATCGTGAAATCGCCCGAAAAGAGTCGTAACGAGTCGTAGTTTCTAAAATCATAAGTAAACGCACCATTTCGCGTATCAATAAATCCTTGAAGTCCGTTAATACTAATATTCCACCCGGAAGTTTCAACAGTATTAAATCGTCCCGACCCGGATAATTTTTTGAGATAAAGTACGACGCTAATACGTGTCGTGTTGTTTGCGATGTTTTGTTCTCGCTGAGTAACTGTTATCTCCGTTATATAATTACTGAGGTTATTACCTCTCCAAGTTGGCATTTCTAACTACTCCCCCCCCGACTGTCTTACCACAGTTCCCGAGTACGTCGTACCCTCAAACCGTTCTATTACGTGATTACCGATGATAGCTTGCGTAATGACTTCGAGCGATTGAATGAACATCTTCTGTCCGTTCACATACGCGATGATATTTCCGTTTTCCATGAAGTCGATTTCAGTGTTTGAGATAGATAATGTGAACGGATCGCCCGACTTCCCGATGAGCGCACCGTTGGCGTCGAAACGATAATACGTTTTCAATTCTTCTAGATTGTCGCCGACTGCGTTAATGTCGCTCTCGATACGTGTAAACTCTAACGTAATCGAGTCCTTGAGTTGTGTGATCGCAGACGATACTTCTGAGCGTATTGCGTCGTTCTCACCAATACGCTCAGATACTTCCAGTTGTATTTTTTCATCGAGCAACATAATCGTTGACGATATGTCAGTAACCTCTCCGTCGATAACATCAACACGCTCAACGATTAATCGTATCTCGTTTCGGATTTGATCTACTATAATTCGCGTACGCGTTTGCGCATTACGCATCGCGCGATCAAATCCGTTTTCGTAGTCAGTCGTTGTTTCGGGTATCGTCGGTGTTTTCATAACACCGATAAGTCCGCCGTTATACTTGTACGAAAGTGACACGATAGGAACCGGGGTTACCGTCCCGTCACTATTTGTCAACGGCAGCACGTCAAACGGGTCGAAATCGGGACGAGCAAACATCGTAATATCGAACGACGCGTACGTGTAACCGTTGACAATGGTAAACATCGTTTGCAGCATGTCTAGTTTTTCGTCGACCGTCATTAAGTCCATAAACACGTTATTATAAAACTTTATTTCAGTTAATCCATTTGCTTCGATTGACGGTACGTCTTGTTCGATAATATCGTTAAAGGAAGCGTCGTCGCCGTCTGCTTGATTAGCATACACAATACTGTTAATTGGTCCTTGTAAATTTTCTAACTTAAATTCCGTCGCGTCGTATTGAAACGATACGCCGTTCGTGATCGGTGTTGCCGTGAAAATGCACGGGGTGTGGATAACTTTACTGTTTCTATTTGTAAATGCGTTCGCCATATTCATGCGATAATACTGCTGCAACACCTCTCGGTCGGTTATCTCTGTTCCATCGCCGATATTTATTTGCTTAAATACGTGATTGTCGAATAACAATGGCGCACGGTTCGGGTCAAGCGCAAAGTTGTTACGCTCAACAAGTATCTTTTCAATAGCTGCCCCCGTCAATCCGTCCGCCCCGAGGTCAATGAGTTCATATTGCTGCTCGAAGTCGCTCACGTTATCGTACGCAGTAATTGTGATAGTCTTATTCATCTCGTCCGATTGTTGGCCGTCGGTTGGTATCTCGAATATCCCGACAGGTATCCAGTGCGCCGTTACGGTATCCTCTTCATACGCTGCCGTGTCAAGTTGAAACGTGCGTCCCGTGTAATCCGTTTTTATTTCGTATAAAAATTGTGCTTTAAATTGACGCGACGGGAAATCTCCAAAAAGCGATTTACCTATAAAATCAAAGTTCGAGTCAATAAGTGAGTTTGTTCCGTCGATAACTTCACGCGCGCCGTCGAGGAATGTTAAACGCATCCCGGTTTGAGGCGCCGCACGTGTTATTGCTGCTTGATAATTAGCGTCAACGTACATATCCACAACTCCCTACTGCTCGATAAACGTCACGGAAAAACTGCCGTACGCTTTATCACTTGCCAAAATTTTTAAGGTCTCGCCTTTTCTATCGCTTTTGTAAAACGTCCTTGTTACGACGTCTTTTTCGCGTGGATCATAACAGGCTATCGGAAAGAACGGTATTTTTTCAAACGTCGCTAACGTTGCCTCGTAATCGGCTTGCGTAAGGTTCTCCCACTTAGCGCTTATTTGTCGTTTCGTCCCGATGTAGTTAAACCGCATTGTGAGACCTCCCACGCGATTACTATTTGTGACCAGGTCCATCCACGAGTGTGCCCACTCGGTAGGGGCAACGACTTTTGTGCCGTTGATTGTAATATCTGATAAGGCCATTACATAAGCACCGCCTTTCCGGTTGCTCGTCCGTACTCGCGCAAAAGTTGAATAACTTGCTCGGCAAACTTCATACCGCCAAACTCAATTGTTAAGTTAATAACTTGTTCTTCGCTAATCGGTTCAACTGCGGCACGTCCTGCGAAGAAACGCTCGAGTGATTTCATGTTGACGTCTTCCATGAGTTGTTGCGGCGATACGATTTCGGGGTTACGTGACGCTCCTGCGTACTCTCCGACGAGAGCAACAGTAGGCTTACGTACGACCCCGCCATCAGCTAATGCTGGTATTTTAGGGATATTGAACCCCATACCGCCAAGCCCCGGAACCCAAGACGGTATCTTGATACGATTAAGCCCCGATAGAAAGCCGTTAAGCAAACGTATAAGCGCGTTAATCGGTACTTTGGCAATGTTTACCAAGCCGTTAAATACTCGCTTAAAGCCGTTACTTACCGCGTTCCACGCAGCGTTCCACGTATTGACGAACGCACCTTTTACCCAGTTTACAATATTCATAAACGCGGTCTTTAATCCGTTCACACCGTTCACGATGTCGTTTTTTCTGTCTGTGAAAAATTTACCTATTGCACTCCACGTGGCGTTCCATGTATTCTGAATGCCTTTCCAAATAGTCTTTAACATCTCGCCCACGGCTCTCATTGCGGTTGGTATTATATCGCCTGCGTTATTGAACGCCCATATAATACCGTCGATAAGCGCCTCGGCTGTATCAAATAACCACTCGATCGCAGCACCTACGCCTTTCATTGCCTCAGTAACTATCGTTCTAAATGTTTCCGAATTATCCCACATGAGGTTGAATAATGCGCCAATCGCTAAGAATAACGCCGTAACAGGAGCAAACGATGCCATGATTAGAAGTGCAACGCCAGCAACAACCGCGCCGAGTACTCTCGTTACTTTCTCATTTTTTTGTAATGACTTCGTAATAGCGTCAAATACGGGCTGCAGTTGTTTGATAATTTCCCACAAGCCACCAAACGCTAAAACAAGCACGTCCCACACAGTTTGCGCCGCGGGGACTATAATCAAGTCCCAAATAGTTTTCAACATCTCGCCAAGCGGACGTAAGTCGTTCATGATGTTGTCGATAACTCCTTGCCATTTTTCCCATGCCGAAACGTCGGGTTCCGGGAAGTCGAGCTTATCGCCAGCACCTCCTCCGCCTCCGCCAGCGTTCTTATCTTCGGTCATGTCGTTTAACTGGTCGAACCCTGCGACTTTACGCATTTCTTTTGCTGCGCCGCCTGCCGCCTTACCAACACCGCTAATAGCTTTCGCCGCCTTACCGGAGTCCGCAACGGACGTGCCGAATAGACTATTCATAAACCCAGCAATCACGCCGGATACTTGTATCAATATGCTCATTAATGCGTTTAGCGCTGGTGTAATGGCGGTTAGTATTGGTTGAAAAGCGGTCGCTAAGTTCGATCGGACTTGTTCGAGTGATTTCTTGAACGTATCGTTTTGCATCATCGCTCCGCCAACATAATTAGCCATTGAGCTAAACGCTCGTGAGGCTAACGAAACGGCAAACGATATGCCGACAAGATTTCGAGCGATAGAACGACCGGCACGACTAAAATTAAGCATGCCAGCGCTACTGTTCTGTACTGGCTTTTCACTCTTAGAAAATACGTTACGCAAACGATCCATCGCACGACTAAGTAATGAGGGACCTTTTGCCGACGCGTCAGCCATTTTCTGATCGACTACCTCGACAGCCTCGTCTAGTTTCTCTAATTCACGTCGTAGCTTAATCGACTGACCCTCAAGATTAGCGATACTTGACGAAAATTTTAAAGCTTCTTCGCTCCCATCAAGTTCTTGCCACGGTATAGCAGCGAGGGATGCTTTCGCATTTGCTAGTTTTTCGTTGACGAGAGCTAGCTTATGTTCGGTGTTCTCGTACACCTCCCCGAGATGTTGCATTTCTTTTTCGAGTTTATCGAATACAGTTATATCCGCCGCCTCAGCAATATCGTCGTTTATTTTTTTGCCGATACCTTTAAAGACACCGTCAATCTCTCGCTCAACCTGTCCGTCTAAATCAAGTTCAATGCCAACACCAACAGACCCTATATTCTCAGCCATTTTTCGTCACCTCGCTTTTTACTACCGTACCGCCCCCGAATAGTTTTTCGAGCACGTGATATAGTTCATTTGCTTTCGCTTCCTGCTCTTCCACGCTCATCGCTTTAATGCGTTCGTGTTCTTGTTCACGCCACTTCTTGTCGATTGGTTCGCGCCACGCTGCGCGTATCGCTTTTTGTTCGGCGCTAAACGCTTTAAGTACCTCTTTGTCATCTTCGGCGCGAATACTAATAATCTGCCCGAGGGGAGTGTTTAGTGTGATACCGTGCATGAGCGAAAAGAACTCGTCCCAGCCCATGTCGTACTCTTCGTCGAGTCGTATTTTGTATTGCGAGGCAAAACTCGCGTAGACTAAGTCCCAATCGTCGAATATGTCGTAATATGGAGCGTACCTATCGCCCTTAGTTTGACTTCCGACGTTTTTTTCCTGTTCCCGGAAATCGCGCCTCGGCTTCTTCGAGATCTTCTCGAGAGATAGCCGCACCGATTGCTGTAACAATGTCAATCCAAGCTGCGAACGTTAAGTCTAGTCCTTCGATATGCGCGAATGCGTCCTCGCCTAACATTGTACGGACGATCTCGTCCATTTTACCTGCCTCATTAAGTTTTGTGTTTTTTTGAATGGCCATCATTTTTAGGGTTTTTGTTTTCGAGTTGTCAACTTCCCATGATGTGCCGTCTATGATCGTAATAGATAGCCGTTTATTGCTCTTCTCCATACGATCAACGATGTCATACGGGTCTTTTTTAATATCGCTCATACGATTGCTCCTTTACTATTTTGAATCCTTTTGAGCCGTCACGTTCGTTGGTGTAACGGGTGGTGTTGTTGGCGCTGGTGTGAATGTTGGTTTACCTGTCGACAATGCGTCGAACTCAACTGGCGCTACGTCCGTTGTTGCGCCCATTCCGGCGTTCTTAACGTCAATAACTGCTGTAAATTCAATTTTCGCACCATTAGGAAATTCTAACGAACAGTCTTTATTCGCGTCTTGTCCCATTTTGTCGAGTAAGTCAATAACCATATCATTACCCGGGTCGCCGACGTGACGTTTGCCACGAATATTCATCGTGAAACCTTTACCTGTTAAAAGTCGGCTGATCCAGCCTTCCATGTCGTACGAATACCAATCAATAATGACACCATCAACAGTCAGTCCGATTTCTTCAAGCTCAACGACGGGTTTGTTGTCGATTAAGAATTTAACCATCCAAGCCGGGTACACGCCCTCTGACACGGTTGCGAATTGTTGTAAATTCAATGTTAATTTGCGTTTCATGCTATACGTCTCCTTTTATTAAATTTCTTGAGGGTCTATTGTAGATTACCTCAAAATCGAGTGCGAACTCGTGTATGTCGTGCGCGTCAACGCCTAGATACACGAGGTCTCCTCGAATAAGTATATCGACAACTTGGAAAGCGTCGATAATCGGGTACTCTTGCGCGAGCAAGAAGTCTCTTATTTGTTTTGCGATATCTTCGGAGTCAGTAAGTGACGTACTGAAATGAATAATCATATTGCACGCAAGGCGAGAGTACGTCGTCATAGACATCCCGCCGATTGCTCTATGCTGTCCGACTGACGTCCCACGCGAAATCGAAATAATCGTTTCTCTTTCGGTGTGCGCCATACGTCCGTTGTAATACGTAAAATCGGGAAAATTTTGTTTAAGCCATTGTAATACGTGCTGCGTTATCATTTCAACACATCTCCTAACTCTTCTTTGTAAAATTCTGTGAACTTGTTAAGTACATCTTGGCGCTTGTCGCCATTTATCCAGTCGTCCGCCCAATGATCCGTCGCGTTCGCGTTGTATTCTTTTCTAAATTCGACAGGACCAATAACGACAACATCGTCCGTACCCGGTACGCGTACCATCGTCGGCACGTTAAAATACCAACGTCTTGCGTAAGGCGTATCCCAAACAATTTGCATAAACGTGCTAGATACCTCATTCACGAACCCGCTTAATTCAAGCGCTCCCGTGAGTTTGGGTACTTTTCCGCTGTTCGTTATTTCGGTAAGCAGCCACTCAATCGTTTTGCGTAACGCATTCGTTGCTGCCTCGCCTTGTATCTTATCAATGACGTCTTGGTTGACACTTATGCGTAGATTTGCTTTAAGTTTAGCTCTCATATCAAATCAAGCTCCGTCGAAAAAATACTCGCGTCGGGATTGTGTGTTTTGCGTATTTTATACACGCGCCATTTCACATTAGCAACGTGCACGTATAGCTCTGCGTCGAATGGTACGTTCGGAATTGGATCGCCGGGGATAATAAGCGTACCGGAAAGACGCACAAGTTCACGATGTGCATTCAATTCCTGCTTTGCTTTCATGACGTGATTTGCACGTCCCGCCCACACTTGCGACGCGTTTGGGCTTCCGTTTTCGTCTAAATCAGCGATGTGCTCAATCGAGGCATCGCTATTTAATGTCCATTTTGGGAATGGTAACTTAAAACTCATATAAACCTCCGCGTCGTTAAACCGGATTGTTTAAGAATATTAAATACCTTATTTGACGTCGTCGTCCCGTTTTGTTCTGTTATTTTGTTGCGATCAAGCGAAACGGAAGTCATACCGGCAGAATAACTGGCGAGGGGTAAATCGACGTACTCGCCGAACTGAAACATAAAGTCGGCGTGCATACACACGCTACGTCTTATAATATTTTGTTGGAACGTCGTCAAGTTACCAAACCCTCGTGCGACGATGCGGTTATAAGTGAGCGAGTCGATGTCGTATTCCGCATCGTCTAATAATTTATCCACGTCAGTTCCAGCAGGTAACGTCGTACCCCTATATTCGTCTCTATACCACACGGCGTCAACGTATCGGCTCATAGTCCCACCTACTTATTTTCTGCGTTTGTCGCAGCGATTTTCGCTTCAAGTTCAGCAATGTGCGCATCTTTTTCAGCCTGCACTTTGTCAGCTTCATCAAGTTTAGCTTGTAGCTCTTTGTTTTTCTTAACTTCGTTTCCAAGCTTGCCATTTGCGCTTGCAGCAGCCGTTGCGTCGCCTTTTGGATCGTACACAGTTTTAATTTTTCCGTCTTTAAGCTCGTGAATTGTCCATCCGCTCGCCTCATACGTCCCGCGTACTTCTTCTGTGATTTTTTCTTCTTTGTTTTCTTTTGTAGCTAGTAACATTAAGGTTTCCTCCTTGCTTAGAATTAAGCGTCAACGTTCATCGCAACGCCTTTAACTTTTTTCGTGATTACCCAGCAGCCTTGGTATTTACGAGTTTGGAACATAGGACCGAAAGCAGTCTCAACGTCTGAACCCTTAGCCCAAAGGTAAATGTCAGCGATTTTTGTTTTCGTAATAACAGCGCGATTATGCGTCAACATGAGGTTGATTTGCTTAGCAGTTGCACCCGGCACGACATCGTCAGTCGTGAAGTCGTAAGCTGTTTTCATATAAATAGACGGTACTTTTTTAATTTTCAAGTCTTCAAGAAACGAAATGTCACGGTTTACGCGTGTTTGCCCGTCCCGTACGTCAAGCGTACGTGCGATGCCCTCTGCTTCTTTGAGCATTTTGTACAGAGCTGGCGTTAAACGTAGCGTACGTCCGTCCATAGGTACTTCTGCCTCATCCATCTCCATTGACATTGTGTCAATGATGTCAAGGATATTTGCAGCAGTAATTGCAGTCGTGTTTGGTGTTCCGCCATTAGCGACAAAGTCACTATACACTTTTGAGTGACGGTATTTGTCAGTTTCCGGAATATCGCGAAAGCGTAAAAACTTTTTAGCAATATTAATAACTGAAACAACGTGATTACTCTCGTCAATGTCAGCCTCATCAACTGGAATTTTAACGTCCCGGTCGTGATCTAATTTGTAAGGCGTCCACGTGTTCGTTACTGAACCTGTATTTTGCGTCCCGTCGCGTTTATGATCGCGGTATCCACTAACTGCTAAGTCAGCAACTTTGATCGTTTGAGCGTCGATGAACGGGTAGTCATTTGACGCTTCTTCCCAGTCGCTCGTAAACGACTCTGCTTTGTAAATTTCTTCGATGATATTTTCAAATCTCTCTGCGTAGTTAATCACGTTAGCGAACATTTGCAAGCCAAACGTAATAGCGCGTTGAATTGGTGCTGTTAATTTATTCATGGTTAAAAGCCTCTTTTCTTAATTTTTCGGCTTTACTCCCCATAGCTTACGCATTGTTTCATCGTCAATCTCTCCGTCGCTTCCGCCTTTTGAGTTGCCATCAGCGCCGAACTTAAACCCGGCTTTATCCTCTTGCTTTTCAGCAGCAAGGTCGGGCCAATCTTTAATAACCTCCGCGATAACCGCGCTAAGTTGTTCAGCGTCGACCTCTCCGTCGTCTAGGACTTCGTTTGGATCAACGAGTTTCACGGCACGTTCTAGTTTTTCAACTGAAACGCCAGCTTGTGCCATTGCCGCCTTAATTTCCGCTTTTGCGTACATTTCCTGTACGACTAACGCTTTTGCCTGCGCTTCTTTTAACGCTGTGTCATCAACGGAGAGAGTCGCTGGCGGCGTGTTGCCTGCTTCAGGTGGAGTCGTTGCAGCTTGTGCTGCTTCGAGTTCCTTTTGTAGTTTAGCGATTTTGTTATTTAACTTCTGTTCTTTTTTAGCTACAATGTCAGTCATCTGTTTGTCCGTGTACTTTTTCTCTTCTGCAGGTGGTGTGTCGGGTGGCGTATCTTCGCCCGCTCCCTCAGCGCCCTCTGCGAACATCTGTAAGTTGAATTTAAAAGTTAATTCCATAGTTATACCTCTTCCTCCGTCATTATGGACGGTCACATTACTCCGTGAGTATGCACGGTCACATTTACTCGGATTGTTCTTTAACGTCTCGACAATCCGGCAAAAAGACTAAATAGTTAAGCTCGCTCGCGCCAATACTCCCGTCGGAGATTGCGGTTCGCGGCGATATGCTCTCGTAGTTTGAGCTGCCACTCTTTTACTTTCGCTTTTGCTTTTGCTGCGTTCTCTGCGTCAGCCTCTCCAGCGACTACGCGCTTCCATTTCCGAACGTTACGCTCGAGGTAACGTTGGTGCTGCTCTTCTTTGTATCGACGTAACGCCTCAGCGCGTTCGTCTTCGGTTAATTGTTTCGGCAACGTTGATTTGCCCGGGAAGAACGTCGATAACGAGTGGCGGCAGTTGGGGTGGAACGCCCCGTTCTCCATAGCGACGCTTAGTCGCTCGTATCCTGTTTCACGCGATAGTTGTATCGCTTCCTCTTCGCTTAGCCCCGAGTACACGTCGTCAATCATAACCGTACCTTGCCAAGGTAAGCAAAGGTTCGAGCAATTAGCGTGTGTGCTCATTAGCACCGTGTAAACTTTAAGCTGCGCGCGTCTGTTTCCTTGCTCGTAGAATGTCGCCTTTTGATTACCGGCGCGCATCGCCATTTCGGCGTAACTCGCAACATTCACTTTGTTGCCGTTCTCGTACTGTATGACGTTTAGCCCTTTGTCCAAAAAGTCACGTGTCGAAGCGTCTATCGCTTGACGTATCGTCGTCGTGCCCGTGCCTAGCGACACAAGCTCGCGTCCGATAACGTCTCGGTATACGTCGTCCATCTGTCGCAACATCAAACCATCAGCGAGCGTAAACGTATTTTGTAATTCATTAATGATGGCTAGTACTCTACCATCATTAATTGCGAAAAATCCTGTATTAAACGTGTATGACTGCTTGATAATCTCATCAATCAGCGTTTGAACTTCGGGTTGATACTTTAACACGATAAGCCTGTTTTCGCGCTGAAAACGCCGAAGCTCGCGAAGTTTAGTCGCTTGCCATTGCTCGTAGCGTGTGTCTGTTAGCTTCTGATTGCTCGTGTGTGCCGCGAGGTTACGTTTTAGCGACTCAACGAGCTCGAGTTCCATTTTGCGATACAAATCGGATAAACTATACTCGTCTATCATGCTACCACTTCCGGCTCAGCTGGCGGATCGTTGATGTTGTCGCCCTCGTCTTCAAGCGGCGGATCGTCGAAGCTCGCGACGCTTGGCTCAGCGATGAACCCTTTCTCTGTTTTAAGTCGGGTTACTTCGAGCGCTTTCTCTTCGGGTGTTTTCGTATCTCCATAGAGCTGCTCGACTGATTGTTCAATGCTCATCACGCCGTCGGTGTATGCTTTGCCGACCGTTTCAACTTGCGCTTCGAAGCTTGGGTTCGCGTAATCTGTGAACTCAACTGATACTTCGTACAAACCCGCGGGACGTCCGTGCGCAATGTCGTCAACGATAAGCACCGTTTCAACGAGTTTCGGTATCGTCTTCTCTAACACGCCGACAATTGCGTCCCGTGTGTATAACGTCGTTTTTTCTTTTTCACGTTGCGCCTCCGCATTGTCTAGTTTCTTAACATCAATACCTAACGTTGACGGGCTTATAACGCTTTGCAGCGATAAATCTAACGCACTAATATATGCGCTTAAATACTGCTCGCTTCGTATTTCGGGCGTCGCTACCTTTATTTCGTTATTCGCGTTCTCGCCGAGGTTGTTATCCGTTCGGATGTACTGATTATCAAGTGCGTTTGGTTTTAATACGACGCCCGTGTTCGGGTCGCGGGGTAGTAACGCCTCGGGAATGTACGTTGTCGTACGTCCCGCGCGGATAGCATCCATCCATTGCGACCACGCCTCGTCGTAACTATCGAACGCTCCCTCTTTGTCATCAAATATACTCTTACCGCGACCAGGGAATACTTTCGACTCGCGCAACATCATCGGTATGGCCATGAGTAATCTACTGTCTTTATCTGCAAATTGTACGGCTTCAAGCCCGAACATATCTCTGATAAACGCTGGCGTTCCTTTTGGGTTACCGTTGCGATCATAAAGCTCGTACGTTATGCCGTCGATATCATATCGCTCAACGAGTACGTAGTGCTTCTTGTCGATTTTTCTATTTGAGAAAAACTTCACAGCAACGAGTCGTCCGCGTTCGTATTCGTAATCAACGTCGCGCGCTTGAATAACTTCAATAATCGGATAATCGCTTAACTTGCTGTCGCCCGAAATTTTAAAGGTAGCATCGCCCAGCAGCATTTCGCGTACCGCCTGCTTCACGACTTTCTCTTTGAAATCGTGCTCTTCTGCGATTGCTTCCCAGCGGTTCATCGCCTCGGGGTTCATCACCGGTTCGCCTAGTTTCGTTACAACATTAGGTACTGTGATACTAATAACGCTCATATCGTTTACCGCGATATCGACGAGCTTGTCGATCATAAGCGCAGGCAGTCCCGTGTGTATTTTTCGGAAGTCAATACCTATCGTGCTTTTCTGTTTCCAAAAGAGCGAATTAGCAGTATACCCGCCGTTGTATTGTCCGTAGAATTGATGTAACTCGTTTGCTTGCCCACGATACCACATCGTATTTTTAAGCGCCTGTACGCGAAACGTGTCGGTTTTATTTATCGTAAATTGTTGGCTCGTGTTGAGTGTCGGTTCGATTGATAACCAGCCAAGCACCCAACGCTTGACGCTTTCGTTAATTAAGCCCAAGCCGGCCACCCCCTTTTATATCGAATTTAAACGGCATCCAATTATACTGGCTCGAGTTGATCGTGTGGTCGTTTTTGTCTTCGGGAGCTTTGCCGTCGTCTTCCCAGCTCCACACGTTAAGCTCTGCGATATGATCGCGGTTATCCTCTTCAACGATGAGCGCGACGCCTGCTGCAAACCAGCCGTTTTCTAGTTCACAACGATCTATTATTTTAAATTTCTTATAGCTTGCCACGTAGTCATATATGCCCCCGTGCTGCCGTTTATGCTTCAAACACTCGGTAAGTGTCGCTTGGTCGGCGCTGTCGATAAAAACGCCCTTGGGGCGCTCGTACACGCTCGTCCATTTGTCTAAAAACGTATGCAGCAGCACCGCAACGTCGCTAGGTGAGAATGACACGAGCCCACGCGCTGCACGCTCTGTGTTGTTAAACGTCTGCGTTGCGAGCTTAATGAGCCTGCCGTCCGTTGTAATACCGGCAAACGTAAAGGCTATCGTGTCATCACTTTTGCGTGAATACGACGTATCGACGCCCGCCGTAAAATACTTGAACGTGACCCGGTCGCTTGCCGTGTAGCTTGGCGCCATACGTGTTGCAAGCCATGCGCGCGTTACGATGTTCGCGTTTGTAAAGGCGCTGAATACCAAGCCCGTATGTCGACCGCGCAAGCCCTCGATCTTATTCTTGTATTGTTTCGTGCCCGGCGGGACGTTCTGCATAATCTGCTGCATTTTTTCTTCGGTCAGCGACGCGTTGTCGCGAAATGAGAAGAACCAATACGTCCAACCGTCGACGGCCACTTGCTTCAATAGTGCTTGCATAATCGGTTGCGGTACGTCGTTCCAGTACTCGTCTAATGGGCGCGAGCGGTCGATATACTCGGGATAAACCGGCATGTTTGGATCGTCGGGATTGAGCGTCCCGAGCAGATAGTCACACCGCATAGCAATTTCACGGACAAAGTCCATGTCAGCGACGTTTATTTCGTCGATCATGATACAACCATACTGCCCGCCGAGCACCTTTTTCCATCGCATCTTATTATCGTAGCCCACGACATATATAATCTTTTCGCCTTTTGGTGTGCGATAAAGAATGTGTGGCAGCGAGTGCTTACCGCGCCCGCTTGGATAGTAGTCAACGTAACCAGCAAACGTCTCGAGTATGCCTAAATCTTTGTTTATGATGTTTTTCTCGATAGTTCCTAAATCGAGACCTGCCAAGACGTGTAGTTGCTTATCACTCTCTGCGATGCGAAGCATGAATTTAACCGCGCCAACTGTCGTCTTCCCGGCGTACGTCGTGCCCTCTAAAAACTCGACTTTCGCGCGATGACGAATAAATGCGCGGTATTTAGAACTTAACTTCACGTATTATCATCTTCTTTGAGCTGGTCCATAATCGACTCCAGAATTGGGCTGGCCGTAATGTTCGCGTCGACTTGTTTCTTTTCGACGAACAACGCGTCTTTTTTGCCCAGCAACTCAAGCGCCGCTTTGCGATCGCGTAATCGTGCCGGTACCTCGATAAGCTCGCCCTTTGAGTTGAGCACGTGATCCGGCAGCTCTCCGCGCGCCATTGACGTCAGAAGCTCCAACACTTCCGTCGCGCTGGCTATCGTCGAACGTTCCGCTTTTTCGCGTATTTTTGCGTGTAACGACTCGATATACTCCGCCACTTGCTGTTTCTTTGCTGTCTCTGTCGCACGTCGATCTATTGTCGCTTGCGTCCCGCGCATGCTATAACCAGCGAGTTTATACGCTTCTCTATTCGTCTTTCCCGCAGCAACGTGCTGCGCAAACGCTTTTTGCATGTATGTCAATCCGGTAGCTTGATCGCGTTGCCTCGCTTTTCCTTTTGCCGTCATAACGACCAAACCCCCTAATTTTTAATATTCTATTCTGCGCGTACAGTATAACATATTTGTGAAAAAATTACCATATAAATGCAAACGCACAAAAAAAAAGACCGGATAGTCAAAGTCCGGTCGATCATTTAAAAAACCATAAAAATAATAAAAAAATAGTAACATTAATTACCTCGCCCGGCGAGCCTTGCAGGGCGAGGATAAGTATATTGTATCACAAACAAAATAAAAAGGCTAGCATTATAGGAAGGTACTAGCCCGTATTCAAATAATATAAGTTGCTTGCTATTGCAAAGCAGCTAAAAAATGGGAAAGATGACGCCCGTATGCCACGAGCTACAATTATCATATCAAAATATGACAAAAGACGCAAACAATATGCCTGCGTCTCGTATATAGAAGCTGCCCGCTTGCCTATCTTTACGATAGGCACATTTATTATAACATAAAAAAGCCGTAGCTATTTGCTACGGCAAAGCGTATAAAGTTACCAAAAAAATTTTTTTGGTGTTGGCAAAGTGTCGTTCCGCTGCGTTCCGCGTATGCGAATACGGTACTAACTACCGCCCGACACTTAGCGTAAAGCCTCATCGCGAGAGCTACTACCCCCCATGGGCCCAACCACATTAGATATATCTCAATCATAAGTGCTACAAAAATCGTATAAAGTTCTTCGCTCCTCGCGACATTCTGCCAACACCTACATCATATCACAAATAAAGTATCGACGCAATAGAAAACCTTAAAAAGAACAAAAAAAAACATCAATAACGACAATACATGTGCACGATGTACCGTTGAAACGTTATCAAGGATTTAATGCGAGCTAGGTGTCCGCAGACAATCCTAGCACTAACAACATAAATTATACCATAAAAAGAAAAGAACGGCAAGCCGTTCAATTTTTTTTAATACTCTCCGTAATGTCCGATTGGATTATATGATGCGTTGTAGTGGTCATCGCTATGTAATGCGTTCAAAACTAAGCGTTGAGCTTCCCGCCATTCAGCGATAGCTTTTTTGTTTAATTCTTGTAGTTTTCCGTCTCTTGTTTTATTAATGAGTGCATCCAGTTCATCGTAATCTTTTTTTAAATCTTTGTCGCTCATCATGTTGCTTGCGCTTTCTAACGCGTCAAACCATTCTGCTTGCGTTGCGACTCTTGAACCCACACCCTCTTTTGCGATGCGATCTTTTGCTAAATATCCTGCTACTTCATAAATTTTCATAATATTTCCTCGTTTCTTTTTGTTAAAGCTTACCGCCTTACATATACTAGTATAACATAACTTTCTTTTTATGTCAACAAAAAACGCTCTTTTTTTTAACGTATTTTTACGATCATTTCACGTCGTCCCATGACGTCCCGCACGTGACGCGTTTAACGTGTTTTAATTGTGAAATAGTGAAATGACAAAACTCTTTTTCCTCAAACATAAAAATAGGAATTGTGACGGTAAAGGGTAAATCTGCGTAACGGTACGTGTACGTAACGCTCACGTCGCTACCGTTACGCTAATTACGTACCTACCGTTACATTCTCTAATACAGAGTCTTTATATATTTATTTGTCATTCTGTCATAAAAGTACGTTAAACCGCATAGCATAGCCGTGAAACGCCATGACAAATAGCGATTTATTTTGTCATTATTTGTCATGAATTGTCATAAAAACACGTCATTTCACGTCGTGAGCGTTACGCTCACGTCACGTGCACGTTAAAACACGACGACGCTACCCACACGCTCACGTGACGCTACCGTTACATTCACGTCATATTATGTAAACCAAAACGACGCTTTTTAACGTGATTTGACGCTTTTAACGTGTTGAATTGTCATGAATTGTCATGGAATTTGACGCTTTTAACGTGCACGTGACGCTTGCGCGACGTGTTGGGACGTACAAAAATAGCGTTATTTTTTACAAATAAAAGGCATTTTTTTCAATGCGTATTTTGTTGCTAAAACTTATAAAATATGGTATAGTGTAACTTGACCTAATAAAAAGGAGGAGTTGAATGAATGAGAGGAAGTGCTAGATTACTCGACGATACACATTTCGTTTTGCCAAAAACGAAAAAGGCAAAACACAAACTTATTGCATTGCGCAAGTCGAGTGGACTTACCGCCGGGCAGATAGGAGAGCGAACAGATATGTCGAAAACGATGCTGTGGGGGTTGGAGTCTAATAATATAACAGCTGGCGCAACAGACACCTTCGCATATGGCAAAAACATCATTGCCTGGAACTTATCGTTTTTGAAGCTATGCGCTCTTTACGAAATTGAGCCGAGCGAAGTTCACGGGGTGCGTGTAAAATTCGCGCAACCAAAAAAAATAAAAGAAGAAAGAGGAGATTAGATGACAATTACTTTTACAATCGAGGCAACAGACCTCGCAGATTTTACGAAACAAGTGCAAGAGCTAAACGATCGCATGAACCCCAAAGCAGCACCAAAAGAAGATCTCGGAAAGCCTTACAAAATTGACACAAACAAACCATTACCTAAGCTAGATGACATTATGAGTCCTATTGCTGATCGTATCGTACAAGAAAGCGCACCGACACAACCCGATCAATCAAAAGAAACAGTTATCACAGGCGACGTAGACGAAGCGTTAGCAGACACACATCAAGCGACGGCACACGCGAAGAAGCAAACATACATCGACCCAAGCGCCAACCTCGGGAAGTTTACAACAGAAGAGTTACAGAACGCATACACAGACCACTTAACCGCGGGCAAAAAATCAGCGATTACAAAAGAACTAAAAAAACGAAGCGAGAATCCACAATTCGTTGAACCGATTGCCGCGCCCGAAATAGGTGAAATTGGCGCAGATGAAGCAGCGCAAACGGTGGAGAAGACAACCGTAACAAACGTTGACTTTTCAAATACAGCGCCGACGCCAATTCAAGAGTCCGCAGCAGTACCTGCAGGACACTCCGTGTCTATGGCGCCCGGTGTCGCGATAGTGGCACCTTTTAGTCTAGAAACGGGCGAACCATCGCCGATAAGAGAACCTCGCTCAACATTCATGCAACGCGTTATTCGGGACGAACGTAACCAAGAAGTAGCGCAAAAAGTAAAACAACTATTCGACGATAACACGAAGACATTACCCGATTTGAATGACGAAGAGTTTTACTTATTTATTGATTGGTATGACTTTACAGCACGAGTTGCAGCAGATAATCAACAACAAAACGTTAATGTCGCTATTCAACAAGAACTAAACGACGGATCAGTGGACTTAGCGAAATTGCCACTTCATTTAGTACCGGGCATTATCGACTGGTACAACAGAACGGAGTAGCGTATATGAAGTTAAAAAAGCAAGACTTAGCGACCGGGACGCTACTCATTACGCGCGCGCGTCGAGCGTATATATTATATGCAGACGTTTTCGGATTAGGTAACCAAGGCATACTCGTTGAGTTACGGCCACCATTCGCCGAAAATCGCGAAGAGCAGAATGTCAACATATTATTCTTGTCATCATATAGTCGCGGCTTATTGTTCAAACCGAAACCACGAGACAAAGCAAACGACGCGCAACACGATATTGTTAAGGCGTACGGAATTAGAGAAAGTCGCGCCGGTTTCTACAATGTGATGCAAACGTATGCACAACTCTTAGCATTAAGTAGCAACAGAGAACCGCTAAGCGATGAAGCGTTAGCAGACGTTGCCTGGGAGTGGGAACGTAAAGAAAAACGTCTATTTAAGGGAGGCTAGTATGTGGATAGATGATTATTACGAATATAGGCGACTCGTCGATAGGCCATAGGGAAAAGAACCCCCGACTAAAAAAGAGGACGCAATCGACGTAGCGTTTGAAGTATTAGAAGACGATACAGAACAAAAACTAGTAACACAAGCAGAGTAACTATTATAAAAAGAGAGGAAAATCAAACAATGGAAGAAATTATTAAAGCTGAGAGGAAAATCAAACAATGGAAGAAATTATTAAAGCTGAGGGGGATTTTAAATCAATTGAGAGAAGCGAGGAGTTAAAAAATGAATACAACGTATATATCAAAAGAACATACCCACGAAATAGTAAATGCCGTACAGTTTATCGGCTTTCATGGCCCCGATGGGCATTCTGAATGGGATAAAAAACCGCCATGGCTTAATTTGCTGCTCGGGTCGATTATCTTATTTTTTGAACAGCGCGACAAACTAACAATTCACGTGCCTTGGTCGAAAGACAAAGAGTTCTTGCGCATGGGCGAGTACTTAGTTATTGGCGATTTTATCGGAAACTTTAAAGTTATGAACTCCGATACGTTCCACGCAACTTATGAACCATACGTTCAAACTTGTGTATCGTACCGCATTGAAAAACATAATTCACAAGTTCCGGGATACGGAAGCTGGGTCAGTATCGCGTCGGGGATCGCATCACTCGCAGAAGCTCGCAATATACGTATTGCAGCAGAACAAGAACCTGCGCCGCGCGGAACGACGTATGTTATTGTCGACGAACTGACAGGAAACGTGTACGACGCGAACATGACGACGCAGATAACCGAAACTAACGACGACGTAAATGTAGCGTACGTACGATCATTAGACGAGGAGTGTGAGTAAGATGGGAATTGAAGCTTTACTACTCATAAGCGCTGTTATGGTAGCGTTCGCGTTTATCTTCGGCGAAATGCGACACGAAACAGGTTTACGAGAGGGTCAAAAAATCGGAACAGAGCTTGAATACGAACGCTGGATGAGGCTACATGATAAAAATATTATACGTAACGTGCAAGATTTAAAAGCCGACACGTTCATAGTTAATTATAATAATCAATTGGCCCATCCCGATACGACGATTGAACAAATAAATACACATCTAACGTACTTACTCGCAGACGCGATAAGAGATAGGCTGATCGACGATTGGAAAAACGATCAAGACTCGTATGTATGTAGAACAAAACACCAAGACTTAGACGGAGCGGACAACCCGTGTACGGTATATAGCGCCAAGATGAAACTAGTACTTGTCCCTTTTGATTGGGACGAAACAAACGAAAATGCAGGAGGAAACCATAATGATTAGAACACGAACAGTAATGATAAAAGCAATGACGACACGTAAAATTGTTAAAAAAATAAATAAGATTGAAGCGAATAGCGGCGGACAAAAAATAATTCACTATAATATTCTCGTACCGTTGTTCTCAATTTTTACAGGACGTGTCGCCGTCGTTACATACGAGGAAAACGAACTAACAACACACATGCGGAGCATAGATACATCGAATAAAGTGCGCGTCGTGCATTCAAAAGAGGAGGAGGAGCGGCATGGAGGATAATGCAACATATATCGCGGTAACAGTTGTGCGCCTATTTGATGGCGAATATTTGGATCGTGAGGTTAGACTATTCACACAACATGAAAAACAAGACGTTATCGCTTACGAGAAAATGATGAGCGATCAAGGACATCTCGTTATACGAGATAATGCTTTCCAGTTTCCAAAACAGGGGGTAGTGATTAATGGCTGATACGCAACAATCAAATAGTCCGCTGCGTCCGTCTGCTGCAGCGCGATGGCTAAATTGTCCGCTAAGCCACAGGCTCTCGAAGTATTTCGCGACAAGCGAAGAGACAGACGCAGCCCGTTTTGGATCTGCTGCACACGACGAGGCAGAACGTAGGCTACGTAAAACAATACTCGGCGAGAAGATGAAACCTCGTAAAAAAGCACAACAGGCAGCGATTGAAGAATTTGCTGCGGACGGTATCGAACAAATGGTCGATGACTTCGTAGAATACGTGACGAAACTTTATAACAGCGCAAAAGAAACAGATGAGGGCGTTATGGCTTGGTTTGAATTAAACGTCAATCTTAATGACGTAGCGTCCGAATTATCTGGTACAGCGGACGTTGTGCTATATCGACCCGACGTCAAAAAGCTCTATATTGTTGATTTGAAAACAGGTCACGGCGTTGTTGACGCAGACGACAATCCGCAATTATTACTATACACACACGGCGTACGTCGCGCGATCGAAGAATTAGGATTTGAAGTTTTAACAATTTCAAACATCATCTACCAATCACGACTCGACGTTGTGAAACGGGTAGACGTGGATTTATATGAATTAGAGGAATTTATTAAAAAAGCGAGGCTATCGGCGGAAGAAGCGCTGAAGCCACAAACAACGGTCGGTAAACCGGGACCATATTGTAAGTACTGCCCCGCGCGACACATGTGTAAACTAAGAGCAGCGAGCGCGTTAGACTATTTCAAAGGAACGCCCGAAGATGTGGCATTACTTGACAATAACGACATTGAAGTGCTACTAAACGTGACAAAAGAAGTTGTCTCTTGGGCTAAGGACGTTGAAGAGCGTGCCAAGGACATTCTAGCAGCAGGTGGAGAGTTTAGCGAATGGGAGATGCGAGACGGTACATCTCAACGCTATATAAGCAACGAGGATGGGCTAGCGTCAATATTTACAGAACTTGGAATGGAAAGTGGTATGATGTATAAAGACAGAGAGATTAAAAACATCACGGAACTCGACAAGCTCGTTCCAAGAGAGAAATTAGACTTAGTAACAGCCAAGACAATCGGTAAGCCTCGACTGGCTAGAAAAAAAGACGGTAAACGACAATTTATCGTTCGAGCAAGTAGTGACAAGATCGCGCAATCGTTTATGCGTGAAATATACGAACACGAGGAACAAGGATAATATATGCGAAGTGAACCAAGATATATAATAGGAGACTGGGTATTGTTAATATCGCCCGAATATGCAATGTGGCAACATATACCTATGAAAGTTACTAATGTTATATGGCTTGATGGACGCTGGACATATCGTCTTATGCGACGAAACGATTATAAACCTATGTTTGTTCGTGAAGAAAAATTAAGGAAAATAGAGGTAGAATAATGAACCAAAATCAAATGGGAAATGGTGCGCCCCAACAAGCACCAACAATCACAACAGCGGCGAAATTGTATAACGTACGGATTACGTACCCAGTATTAGTTGACAAAGAAATTCCGCGTATTCAAAAAGACGACCCGAGCGCAACGCCGGTCTATCAAGTAACAATTTTAATCCCTAAAACGAACCAAGAAGCGATGAACACGCTATACGCTACATACAAGTCGATGGCTGAACAGAACGGCTATCCAGTCGCGCAACCGGGACAAGACGCGTGCCCGATTAAAGATGGCGATAGCGCGAACCAAGCAGATGGAACGATCGGTGCACCGCATCCGGGTTACTTCTTTGTACGCACAAAATCACAATATCGTCCGCAGCTTATGAGTAAATTTGGACCACGCGACCCGCAAACAGGAGCACCCGTCGGGACGGTTATCGCTGATAACATGACCGTTACGAATGACATCGTGCGAAAAGAAATCGAGTCGGCATTTTACAGCGGAGTACACGTACACGCAGTCTTAACACCGTATTCGTATAATAACAAGCGTAAAGGTGTAAGTTTTAATCCTGCTGTGCTCGTTTCACAACACACAGGCGACGTGATCGAGACAACGAAACAATACGACGGGGCGTCTGAGTTTGCCGGAATGTTTGAAGAAGCAAGCGACTTCCAATTCGACGCGCAAAGTAACGACGTACCTTGGAACACTCAAGCAACACCGCAGCCACAAGTTCAACCCCAAATGCAGCCCGTGCCAACTGCGCAAACTTTCAATAACCAACAACAAGGACAACCAGTTAATAATGTCGGAGGTATTTGGAGTAATAATAACGGCGGTCAACAATAGTTGCTTGATACCATTCATAAAATAAATATCGACATTGAGACTCGTTCGGGATATGATTTAACAAAAGTCGGGGTCTATGAATACGTAGAAAGCCCCGACTTTTCTATACTTAAATTTGGCTATAAGATCAATGACGGCACGACTTATGTTATTGATACTGGAGCGGGCGAAGAAATACCGATAGAAATTTGGCAAGCTATATATAATAAAGACATTGAGAAACGCGCGTGGAATGCGCAGTTTGAACGTATCGCTCTTGGGAAGTTTCGCGGAATGTTAAACGGCGGCCGCGATATGCGAATAGACCCTCGCGACAACTGGCATTGTACGATGATTGAAGCTATGGCCTGTGGATTACCGGCTGCGTTAGGACGTTGTGCTGCTGCGCTTAACGTTGAGACACAGAAAATGACAGAGGGTAAAGCACTCATTCAATTATTTTCAGTACCGCAAAAAGCAACGAAAAAACGTCCGCAAGGCGGATTTGTTAGCCCCGACGAATTTCCCGAAAAATGGAATATGTTCGGAGTGTATTGCGGCGCAGACGTTGACGCGGAGCACGACATCGAAATGCGACTAAAATCGTATAACCTTATTCCTCAAGCGTTCATGACGCAATTATGGGAGCAATACGCAATGGATCAGTTAATTAATGACGCAGGCGTACCGGTCAACGTGCAAGCGTTAGAAGTTGCACAGTTTATCGACGATACGCGACGAGCTCAACTTGAATACGAGTTACGCGATCGTGGTATCGAAAAGCCAACAAGTCCGGCGAGTATCAAACGCTGGCTTGCATCACAAGGCTTTAACGTCGCATCGTTTGATAAAAAAGCACGTGAGGACTTAATACGTGAGAACCAGTTACCGCCATTTATTAAAGAAACAATAGAACTGTGCGCGGAGCTGCTTTCAAAAGCAAGTCAAAAACCACTTGCAATGTTAAACTATGCACGCACCACGGGTTATATGCGCGGGACGTTGCAATTTATCGGAGCAAACCGCACGGGGCGTTGGAGCGGCAGAGGTCCGCAATTACAAAACTTAAAACGTAATCCCGACGACGCGCAGGAGTCGCTTGACCTCATGTTGTCCGATACTCGTACGTTCTACAATAATACGAAAAACGTACGCGAAACAATCGGCGGTATGAGTCGGCTTTTCATACAGGCACCAATCGGTAAAAAATTTGTCGTTGTCGATTACTCGGCAATCGAAGCACGCGTGCTTGCATGGATCGCTGGCGAACACTGGGTGCTTGATGTTTTTAAAGACAAGCGTGACATATATGTTGAAACTGCTGCACGTATGTTTAGAAGTGAGCCACCAATACCGCCACGCGACAAAACAGAAGCCGAACAAGAACGATACGACGCCGAGTTGAAAGTGTGGGGCTTACGGTCAAAAGGGAAAGTCGCGGTGCTCGCACTTGGGTATCAAGGCGGCGAGGGAGCTATGGCAGCGATGGACTTTAAGAAGGAAATTCCCGAACACGAATACGAACAAATAAAAAATGATTTCCGAGCAGCAAATGCGAATATCGTAACGCTTTGGAATACGGTCAACGATACGCTCGTAATGTTGGCGCAAGACGTGCAGAATGCTACGTCGACGCTTTCTTCAACGCATACCGCAATACAAGCGTCGCCTACAGCGCCGTTACTACATTTCGCATTACACCCAACGCACGACAATCAATGCGCGCTTGTCATCACGTTACCGAGTGGGCGTCCACTTGTGTATCAAGATTTTAGACCAGCGCTTAATCGCTGGGGACATTCAAGCGTTGAGTACATGGCAGCTGGCGAAGCAGAAGGCGGTATGTACGGTGTGGCATATCGTGAGACATACGGTGGGAAAGTTGTCGAGAACATAACGCAAGCAATCGCACGTGATTTGCTTGCGGAAACACTTTTAAAAACAATGCAATACAATCCGCTTTTTAGCGTACACGATGAGGGCATTTGGCTTGTTGATGAAAACGATGCTGAACACGCTTTTAACGACATCAGCGCAATTATGGCAACGCCGCCAGTATGGGCACAAGACTTGCCACTTGATAGCGCAGGCGGAATTTTAAACAATTATGAAAAATAAAGAAAAGAGAGAATGGGAATATGCAAGTAGCATTCGCAAAAAATAGGTATGTTACACGGTGGAAGTCGAGCGATATTGACTGGCCGTCTTTTCTTGATTACGCGCTACGTGATCGTGTCATTAATGCAACTCGTGCTGAGTACGATGCTTTAAAAAATAAAGCAAATAAAACAAAAGAAGAGATACGCGCAAGTAGCGACAAAATTGCGAAGTTAAAAGACGGCGAGTCCTTTTTACCCGTAACAATAAACGGACCGCGCAAGAGTCATCAGATTGTCGACCGCTTTATGATAACGCTCGACATTGAGCATATCGATCAGAACACGGCTACTTCTATTGTTGAAACGCTACAAACACAAAACTACCAATGGCTCGCACACACAACGGCAAGTCATACCGCGGAAAGTCCTCGCTTACGTATTATCGTACCGCTCGCGCGTGGCGTTGACGCACGTCTTGAATATGGAGCGTTAAGTCGCACGCTTGCAAAAGTTATCCACAATAAAATGAACGTGTATGACGATACGACATTCCAACCCGAGCGATTGATGTACTTACCCGCACACTTAATCGACGAACAGGTGCTCGTATGGCAAGCGCAACAAGACATACCAATACTTGATCCCGATTTGTTGTTGCAGTGGGCGCAACAAAACGCGGGGCTTGTACTTGGCGATTTTAGAACGTATCCAATCTCCGACCGGGTCAAACTCGTACCGGAGCGCACGGATTTTAAACGTGCAGGCGTGCCAATCGAAAAAAGCGGAATTGTCGGTGCGTTTAATCGCTGCTATGATATACCACAAGCAATCGATGAATTTTTAAGCGATCAATATATCGCAGTTGAGGGATACGGCGGAGCGCCGAGCGGTCGCTACACGTATGTTGACGGCGATGGGTTCGGAGGCTTGACGCTTTACTCAGATGACGCTGGACACGATAAGCAATTCGCCTACTCGCACCACTCAACTGATCCGGCAGGGCAACGACTCGTTAATGCGTTTGACCTCGTGAGATTGCACTTGTTCGGCGATCAAGACGCACGACAAAAGGAAGACACGCCGGTTCACAAGCTGAACAGTCATAAATTAATGGAAGAATACGCAATGAACATGCAGCACGTTCAAGACGATATGCGCGAGCATAAACTGTCATCAATTAATGCGTTTGCTGGCGAGGATATTTTCGTTGACGAGACAGAGCGTCCGCAAAAACAGGAAGAAACGAGCAATATTTCCGATATTTCGTTACAAAAAGTAACAAAACACGACAAAAAAGATGAAAACGTCGTAAATTCATGGCAACAAGAACTGCAGCTTACATCAAAAGGCAAATATAAAGAAACTATTGACAACTACGTATTATTGCTTACGCACTTACCGCCGCTAAAAGCTGCGCTATGGCACAATGAATTTGACGGTGGAGACTATGCGCGCGGCGCGTTACCTTGGAATGCTACAACGACAGAACGGCCATGGACAGACGGCGACGATAGCGCGCTTCGGCATTATTTAGAAAAGAACTTCGAGTTAATGGGTGCCAGTCGATTAAAAGACGCAATGCGTATCGTATCAATGTTTCGCACGTATCATCCTGTTCGAGAGTATATGCAGGATATTGCGGATAAAACAGTGTGGGACGGTCAAGAACGCGCAGCGTATCTCGTGCGTGATTTTCTCGGCAGCGAGGGAACGGAAATAGAGCAAGCGTTCGTGATGAAGTGGCTTGTCGCAAGCGTGCGACGTCTCTACAATCCGGGGTATAAGTTCGATAATATGATCGTGTTAATAGGCCCGCAGGGATACGGTAAGTCATCGCTCTTTCGTTTTCTCTTGGGTAACGATGAATGGTTTACGGACTCTCTTGACAAGATATCGGGACGAGAGGGCGCAGAAGCGATACAGGGCATTCAATTCGGAGAATTTGCAGAGATGGAAACTTTGAATAAGTCGGAAATTGGACAGGTAAAGATGTTTTTATCGAAAAGCACTGACCGCTATCGTGCAGCGTATGCTGCTCGTGTTGAGCCAGCTCGTCGTCAGATTGTGTTTTACGGAACAACGAACGAACACGAATTTTTGAACGATCCATCGGGTGGACGTCGATTTTGGGCAATTGAAGTAACGAAACAACAGGCGGTACTTGATATGCGCGACGAGCTACGAGGCGATAAGCGAGACAAAAACGGTCAACGTATTATCGGACGAGGCGATACAGAATACAAACGACAAGTATGGTCTGAGGTGCTGATAAAAGCAGCCGACAACTTCTCGACGGAATTGAACACACGAGAAAACCGCGAGGCAAAAGTTATACAAGAGCGACACAGACAACACGATGCGAGACAGTCGCAAATAGAAGCGTTTGTATTTAAGAAATTACCTCAAAACTGGGAGACGTTACCAATTCTTGCACGTCGTAACTATTTAGAAAACGGCGTCAAGACAGGAGACGCACCGCTCACGTATCAACGTCGATATATAACAGCAGCCGAGGTATGGGTTGAGTTGTTTGGTAATGAGTTATCAAAAATAATGCCTCGTGATAAACGGGCAATAAATAACATATTGGCGACGATACCGGGCGTCACCTCACACGTTATCCCTCCCGGGTCAATTAAAGAACCGCGAGACTTCTACGGACACAAACAAGTTCGGGGGTTTAAAATAGAAAAGGAGAAAAAAGATGGAATTAATAAAGGTTATCGTGGAGTATAAAGACCATTTACATTTTAAGTGGTTTACGCTTGAAGACGAAGCGGCTGCCGATGAATACTTACTCTCGTTTGCAAAACGAGGGTACCCTGCGCAATATGTTATCGAAACAAAACCAACAGTTGCTATTATAAACGGAGAGTTTTTAGAGCGATCAATCCCGCTACAGATAGAAAACAGCATACGAGTTATAGGAGTAATTAAAAAATGATTGAAATAACTATATATCAAAATGAAGAAAAGGAAATGAAGCAGATACAAGTAAAAGGTCACGCTAGTTTCGCTGAACTTGGCGCACCGGATCACGTGTGTGCAGGAATAAGTGCAGTGACGCAACTCAACCTTATGTATTTAGAGCAACAAGGGCAGATACATTCCGAAGACATTGAGCAAGCGCACGGACTGCTTATTGTGAACAACTTAAAATCGGTGCAAAAGGAGTATCGTCATGTATTACGAGCGTTAGATTATGGATTACGAGAAGTCGCAAAAGTCTATCCAAAAAACATTACTATTACTACAATCCGGCTTATTAAAGGAGAAGCTGGTGTACATTATCCCGTCGATGTTAGTAATGAAAAAATTAAAGAAAGTGAGAAAAATCATGTTTAGAGAATATTTAAAAGAAACAGGAATTGTATTAGGAATACTAATAGTTATAGTCTTAGGTTCTATATTTTTTATAGAAAATACACAAAACGGAGCTATTAGTTTTGAACAAAAGATTGAAACATCAAAATCAAATATTGGCGTTGAGATCAAACGCAAACAAAAATTATTTGCAGAAATTGTTGCTTCTGTCAATAGTTATAAAAAGTATGAGGGTGACACATTAAAAGAGATTGTTAAAGCGAGACAAACAAATAACTCTGCTGACATCACACAAGCAATAAGCGTAATTAAGGAAGCATACCCCGAACTAAAAGCAAATGAACAATACAATAAAATGATGCTCGAGTTCTCCCAAACAGAGAACCGCATTGCAAACCATCAAAAAGCGTACAATAACAATATTGAAAGCTATAACAAATATGTGTTGTCATTCCCTAACAGCTTTTTTCTAGGGCTGAAAGGATACCAAAAACAAGACTACAAGCGATTAGCTTTTGAAGAGTATACAGAAGATTTTGACGTATCGACGATTTAGGAGATGAACTTATGAAAAGAGGTTTTTTATCTAAAACACAAGAATACGTTTTGCTAGGTGTTATTGGTATCCTCGTTTATATGATACTGGGTAGCTTTATTCAAGGAACAATGCTTAATAGTGCAATACATAACGCTAACATTTACCAAACATCAATCAAGCCGGCAAATAAGGACGAGTTCAACTATGCACTTGACACACACGCGGGGAATATCTTGCACGCTGGAACGTTTGAGTTCTCCATCCTCTCCCGCTTCCCCGAGATGTACAAAGAGTTTGGAGCGGTTAAGAGAATTGAAGAGCATTACAACAGACATGAACGACAAATAGCGTATAGCTGTGGAAAAGATAACAAGAACACGTGTTACAGAACCGAGGTTTATTACTCGTGGGATTATGAGGGCGAACAAGTCCAAGTTCACAATAAAATCATGTTTGAGGGTCGAGAGTATGACATAAACAACTTTTACCTTGCGCATCAATTCAAAAATACTGATACAAGCAAATTGATTGAGAACGTGAGAGGGAAATACTTTGATTTTGCGTGGCGTAAAAGGTTCTACTATCAAGTAATAGAGGCAACATTTGAGAGCACAATATTTGTCGATAGCTCAGATGGAAACATGCAAGGTATCGGCAGTAAAACTGTTAGCTTGTATAATCGATCGCCACAGAACATGGTTGATGATGCAGTAAACTCTGTTGGCTCAATACAATTTTGGTTTTGGGTATTCTACGTAGGCGTGCCGATAGCACTTATTGTCGGCTGGTTTGTCGGTGTAACATTAGGTATATAAGGGAGAAGTATAATGAGTAAAATAACAGCTCCTTTTCGTTGGGCGGGTAGCAAAGAAAAATTGACAACGACGTTATTTGCTGAATTTCTATCCGCAGACGCGTATGTTGAACCATTTCTCGGTTCCGGTATCGTTTTATTTCGATTATTACAAGAAAAAAAGTACTCGCGATATATCGTAAATGATATAAACGTTTCGATCATATCGCTTTATAAAGCGATACAGTCTGACGTACAAACCGTTATTAGTAACCTTGAAAAAATACGGGACTTGTACAATAATGAAGAAGATAAACAAGCACTATTTTATTCTTCACGATCTCAGTTTAATACAGATAAAAGTAACTATACGCTTTTTTGGCTTTTGCAAAAAGCAGGATTTAACGGGCTGTATACTAACTATTAGGAGGGTAGAATGAAAAAATTAAAAGTACTGTCGCTGTTTTCGGGGATTGGAGCATTCGAGCAAGCGTTTAAAAACGTAGGCATACCGTTTGAGCTTGTTAATTTCTGCGAGATAGACAAGTATCCAGCGCTTGCGTATAGAGTTATGCACAACGTCGATATGTCACTCAACATTTGGGACGTTAAGGACGTAAACAAATATACATTGCGCGATACGAATATTGACGTCATTACGCACGGTAGCCCTTGTCAAGACTTCTCAGTAGCGGGACTTGGTAGGGGGGGGGAGCTTGGCTCAAATACGCGCTCCTCCGATCTATGGCAGACAGTACGTATCGTTTCCGAGGTACTACCCGATTATGTAATATGGGAACAGGTGCCTGCGGTACAAAATAAGAAGCATAAACACGTATATGACGCGTACCTTAATAGGTTAGAGACGTTAGGATATAACAATTATTACGATGTACTAAACGCCGTTGACTTTGGCGTGCCTCAAAATAGAAAACGACTATTCACAGTGTCGATACGAAAAGCGATAGACGATAAGACGTTTAGCTTTCCGACTCCAATAACGCATAACGTAAGATTAAGAGATTTATTACTTCCCGACGTATCACTCAAATATTACCTTAACGAGAAACAGATCGCGAAATTCCAGTATGCGCCAAATAAAGCGTATAAAGATAAACTGGGTAACCGTATTAGAATAGCAGGACATCTAAACAAGCCGTCGCAGCATCTACAAATACACGATGATGAGGGCATCGCGCCAACAATGAGCGCGACAGATTACAAAGATCCTCTTAAAATTATGGTGGAAAAAGTAGGCTACCTTAGCAATGACGCGCAGGCAAACAGAGTGTATGCTACCGATGGCGCGGGAGCAACGGTAGGAGCAACAGGAGGAGGACTTGGCGCTAAGACAGGTCTGTATATTGTTGAGGCGACGAAAAAAGGATACGCAGAGGCACAAGACGGCGATGGTATCGTCTTAAATTTAATTGGAAGAGCGCGTGGAGTCGTACAACAACAACGCAGTCCGACGTTACAAACGGGTTCTAATACTGGAGTCGTGTTAGATATTACAGATAACGTCGAAGTACGACCAGTTATGCAAGCAAATAGAGAATCGGTACGGTCAAATGGACGTCGCGTAAAAGAAAACGACGAACCGAGCTTTGTAATAACGAGAACGGATAGACAAGGAGTTATGATAGAGGTAGGTACACCGTTTGAAATAACAAACATTAATGGCGTTGGTGTAATTGTAGTAAACAATCGTGCGTATGTGATACGTCGACTTGTTCCGCAGGAGTGCTTTCGTTTGATGGGTTTTTCCGATGAAGCCTTTTATATTGCTGCCGTATGCGGATTTTCAGACTCTCGTTTGTATAAAATGGCAGGTAATAGTATAGTAGTTCCAGTTATAGAAGCAATACTCGCTAATTTGTTTAAGGAGTAGATGAATGAAATACGCATCCAAAGCGCCGCTGCCTTTTCAAGGACAAAAGCGCAATTTTGCAAAACAATTCCACCAAGTGTTACTTGATAAATTTCCGAATGGAGCAGCCGATAAGGTGTTCGTCGACGTGTTCGGCGGTTCGGGTCTGCTGGCACGGATCGTTAAAGATACGTTCCCGGACGCAATGGTTGTATATAACGATTTTGATAACTACGGGCAACGACTAGCGAACATAGAAGAAACCGCCCGACTTTTAGAAGACTTGCGCCCGACGTTATCAATGTTCGGCGAGAAGAAACGAATACCCGACGAATATCGCGAAGTAATTATGTCGATAATCGACACGCACGAGTACGTCGATTGGGTAACGCTTAGTACATGGATACTGTTTTCCGGGAAATATGCGCGCTCACGTGAAGAAATGCTAAAAGAGCAGTTTTACAACAGGCCGCCAAAAAAGCTAGACATTGAAGCGGCGGCAACCTTTCACGACGGCTTGTACATCACGTACAAAGACTACCGCGACACGTTCAACGACTTCACGCTCTTTGGCGATAACGTAGTTTATATTTGCGATCCGCCATATCCAGTAACAGACGTATCGTCTTATAACAACTCGAAATTTTGGTCGATCGTTGATCAGTTCGATATATGGGACGTTATTGCGAATAAAAATAGCATATATTTCACATCAAGCAAGGGCGGTTTTTACGAATTGTTGCTATGGGTAAAAAGACGAACGGCGGGGGGAGCTCAGTTTTTCGAGTATCTTGAACCTCACACAAAACAAAATAAAGTCAATCATACAGGCGGTTATCTTGACTACATGATTGTAAATATAAAAAATAAATGAGCGTTAAAGTTGCGATATAAAGAAAGTTATGTTATACTTTTAAACGTAAGGTAGTAAGCCTTATATATTAGAAAAGAGGTGGGAAATTATGCCACTTTTAACTATGCACCAAAAAACAATCGAGGCAGAGTCAATACAACATGAGATACAACGACTAGCCTTTGATTTTATCGCACAGTTAAAAAGAGACATGAAAGACTACAAGATTATTACACACACGTACACGAGAAGTACAGCGATGAGTCCAGCTGTTATCGACGTTGTATTTTGTGGAAACAATGAAACTTTTGGACTCGTCAACGTGTTTAATTTACGCGTTAATTTATCAACGAACACAATCACGATCACGCATAAGTCGCCTGATAGCGAAGACGTCGAGGTCGAAACAAAAGAGGAGATGCTTGATAAATTAGGACTTGGTAAGTAAACATGCGGCTAATCAGTAAACGTGCAAGACGTGCGCAAATAAGTCGATTAGAAGAAGCGCTAAACATTGCTGATATCGCGGTAGCGAAAACACATAGTGCGCTTGCGTGGGAATATTACAGCTACCCACGCTCAAAGTCACGAGCTGCTATACGAAAAGAACTATCAATCGCTCGAAATAAAAGTATGTTGGAATACGAGCAAGCATTAATTCGACTACTTAATGCACAAATGATGCTCAAATATGAAAGTTAGGAGGATCGTTTAGGTGAACGACATTGAAAAATTGAGCGAAAAAATAAAAACAGAAGCAGCGTATTATTCAAGAGCGCTAAAACTTTATAGCAGCGACACGTTGTATGCGATTACTGCCGATTTATTAACAGCCGCTTCGACGCGATACGAACATAACATAGCTGTTAGTGTTAATATGAACGAAGAAAACGAAACATACGTGTTTACGGTATCGAATATTGACGGAACTGTTGGCGCAGAATATGCGCTACCTTATTTAGCCAGTCCAAGTGAAGAATACGCGGAAACGTTTCAAGCGGTACGTGACCTTGTACTTAACATCTATATGACATACCGAACACTCGAGAGTGACGTAGTGCCTAAACATAGTGCGGAGGAGGTTGTCACAAAATGGCTAATAAAACATTAATTACGACAGTAACGTCGACGTATCGTCAATTAATTAAGACGCTACACGTTGAGGGATCGTTGACAGAGAGAGAGCTTAACAAAACAGATATAACTGTTCACGATTTTAACCGACTCTTTGACGAGCGAGGCATCTCGCTTGTGCCAACGAAAACAAAGGCAGGTACCGTTTACTATCCCTGGTTAATAACTGGCAGCAGAGCGTTACAATCGACATTTAAGGCGATACTGCAAGAAATGGATGCTGAGGGGGGGGGGTGAACGTTAAAAGTCGGCAAATGGTATCGTAGTTTAACGTAAATGTTTACTGCACTAGGAGGGTAATCAACATGGTTATATTTCAAATAGGTTTTTTCATCGGATCACTCTTAACATCATTAATGTTCGTTGTACTAGTTATACAGCTCTCACTTTACTTCTTAAACACGGTAGGTACGAGCTTAGGAGTTATCATTGTTATAGTACTAGGGTTGAACGAAGTTTTAGGAATTTACACACGACATCGCAAGCTCGCACCGGGGGCACCAGCAAGAACATTTTTCCACATCGCTCGCTATACTTTAATCGGTATGAGCGCAACGTATATCGTGATGTTACTATACACGTATATTGTCTTTTATAGACATTTTTAAAAAAAATAAAAACGAACCGTGACACGGCAGCTATACGACTTGGGAACGTGCGGGAGTGTTACCCCTCTTTCCCCGTTAAAATAGTTAGAGTTATTACCATTTCACTACCCAACTCGAGTAACGTATAGCTGCCGTGTCACGGTTCGTTTAGTAAGGAGATTAACAACATGAATGGTTTAGTATATGCTGCGTTACTGATCGCTCTGCTTGTATTATTTTTCTTCGTAATGGGTCCTATCATTGACGCGTTAGATAAACGCGCAGAACGTCGCGCTCGTAAACGCGGAGAATTAGCTGATGATGAAGATTGGGCAACGTATGCGCTAGAAAGAGACAAAAAGTACGTACGAGAATTAGAAGAAAAAACTGGGAGACGGTGGCAATGAGCAAATGGTGGGAAGATGATGAGCAAAGAGAACGGGATGAAGTGAAAGAAAAGGGCAAAACAAAAGAACTCGACCTCGAACGTTTTTTTGCCCGCGAAGTCAAAAAAGCTGGAATGCGTACAGAGAAATGGCGCGCGTATGATCGTCGAGGCGTACCCGACCGGGTTGTATTCTCAAATAAGGGGATTATACTAGTAGAGCTTAAAACAGAAACAGGGCGCGTATCGAAAGCGCAAGAACTGCTGCATAGACAACTAAGTGAACAGTACGGCATCCCGGTTTTCATATTATATGGAGTGAGAGGAATTAGTCGATGGATCAATTACATGTTAACGACGAAAGGACCCGTCAAATATACAACCCCCGCTCATATCAAATAATTGCAACAGATTTTATTATGTCAAAAGCCCGCGCAGGATTATTTTTAGACATGGGCATGGGGAAAACTGCTGCAGTACTGTCTGCAGTTTTATTTCGTATTAAAGTAACGCAAGACGTCAAGCACGTGTTAATCGTCGCGCCGCTTCTTGTCGCCGAAACAACGTGGCGCGATGAGCTCGCTAAGTGGGATATTTTTGAGGGCTTGACGTACTCGTTTATTGGTGGTAAGAACGCCAGTGAACGCCGTGAGGCGTTACGCAAGGATGTGCACATTTACACGATCAGTTGCGACAATTTCGTGTGGCTATATGAACTCGTTAAGAGCAAGTTTAGTTACTTTGATATGATTGTTATCGACGAGTCGTCCCGATTTAAAAATCCTAATGCTAAGAAAAGTAAAGCAATGCGCGATGCGCAACAACTCGTGAAATACTTTGTTATCCTCACAGGAACACCTTCGCCGAACGGTATGCTCGATTTGTGGCAACAAGTCGCCTTTCTTGACAACGACGCACTAGCGAGCAGATACACGCAATTTCGGACAAAGTACTTCGATAAAGCAGGATACATGGGCTACGAGTACAAGTTAAAGAGCGGCGCGCGCGAAACGATACTGGAGAAAATAAAACCTTTTACGATTAGCATGAAAACGGACGACTTTCCGGAACTCAACATGGACGCCGCAGAGTATATCAACGTGTACGTGCCATATACAACAGACGAGCTTAAAGCATACAACTCGTTTGAACGCGAGGCGTACCTTAGTTTCATATCACAAACCGAGCAACAGGGCATGGGTGCGAGCGAGCAGCAGCGCGTGGAGATTGTCGCAGCAAACAAAGCAGCGCTTTACAACAAGCTCCTGCAGTTCACATCGGGGCGCATATACGACGAAGAGAAAGTCGCACACGTGCTGCACAACAAAAAGACGAACAGAATAGCCGAGATGATTGACGAGTTTAACGACGATCCGGCGCTTATCGCTTATTCATTCACGCATGAACGTGACGCGATTGTGGATAAAGTACGCGGCGCAGAAGCGAAGACGACGCAGGGCGATTTTGTCGCACGTTGGAACCACGGCAACATTCGGGCGCTTGTATTGCACCCAGCTTCTGCCGGACATGGTTTAAACTTGCAAGATGGAGGGCGCTATATTATATGGCCAACGCCTACATGGAACTTAGAACACTACTTACAGTTTAATAAACGATTGCACCGACAGGGTCAAAAACGTAAGGTATTCATATACCACTTAATTACCCCCGGCACGATCGACGAGCTTGTCATGTCACGCCTTGCAGATAAGGACAAGGACCAAGACGCAATATTTGACGCATTGCGTCAGAAATACGGAGGAAATTAAAGATGTCAAGTTTTAACGTAGGAGACAAAGTTAGATGTTTCCGCCTGGCAGATAGCCGCTACGATCAAGAGGGAATTACTGACGAAATATATTCCAGCATAGATAAAGTATCGGTAAAGTACGATAACTGCTATAGTGCTCATTATGGACCTTATAAACTACCCTCATACAAAACACATGAAATAAGATACCTTAAAAAAATAGAAAGAGAGAATTAAAGTATATGAAAATTTATAATCGATACACCGAAAAGTTAATATTAGAAGTGGAATTAAACGAGCACGGCGTTTATGATTTAAGAGGCGCCAACCTCGAAGGCGCCAACCTCGAAGACGCCAACCTCGTGCGCGCCAACATGCGGGACGCCAACCTCGTGCGCGCCAACCTCGTGCGCGCCAACCTCGAAGGCGCCAACCTCGTGCGCGCCAACCTCGAAGACGCCAACATGTGGGACGCCAACATGCGGGACGCCAACATGCGGGACGCCAACCTCGAAGGCGCCAACCTCGAAGACGCCAACATGTGGGACGCCAACATGCGGGACGCCAACCTCGTGCGCGCCAACCTCGTGCGCGCCAACATGCGGGACGCCAACCTCGAAGACGCCTACCTCGCGCGCGCCAACCTCGAAGGCGCCAACCTCGAAGACGCCAACATGCGGGGCGCCAACCTCGTGCGCGCCAACATGCGGGGCGCCAACCTCGTGCGCGCCAACACGCGGGACGCCAACCTCGAAGGCGCCTACCTCGCGCGCGCCAACCTCGAAGGCGCCAACCTCGAAGGCGCCAACCTCGAAGACGCCAACCTCGCGCGCGCCAACCTCGAAGGCGCCAACCTCGAAGACGCCAACCTC